CACCCAGAACATTACCGAGATCGGTCTCGTCTTCTTTCATTACATTGAAAACGATTCTGCCCCCATAGTCATCTGGGTTATTCAGTGGATACTCAAGGTTTTTTCGGTTTAGTCCTGATAATATACCTTGAAGTTCGGTCGGTTCTGCCATTTTAGTTTCTCTATAAATAGGTTAGAAATCATTTATCTTTATTTATAAGGTTTTTATGGCATATTCGGGTAGATACAGAGTAAAAAATCCAAAGAAGTATGAAGGAGACCACACAAAGGTCACCTATCGTTCTTTGTGGGAGAAACACGCCTTCAAATGGTGTGACGATAACTCCAAAGTGATAAAGTGGTCTTCCGAAGAAGTCATTATACCATATCTATATGAGGTTGACAAGCGTTATCACAGATATTTTATGGACTTAAAGATGGTTATGGAAGATGGTAAGACTTGGTTGGTCGAGATAAAACCAGATAAAGAAACCAAAATACCGACTGGTAATAAGAATACCAAGAGATACCTCAACGAGAGTTTCACCTATGTCAAGAATATTAACAAGTGGGAAGCTGCGAACGAGTATGCAAAAGATCGTGGATGGAAGTTTGTCATCTGGACTGAGAAGAACGAACCATTGAAGACTCTTATTCCTAAATCAACAAAACCATTGAAACCTTTGAAGAAAACTTTGAAACCTTTTCGTAAGAAACGTAAAAAATAGGTATAAATAAACGTATGAGTAATATTTTCAACAGACTAGAATTGCAGGCATTCCGTGCGGGGATAACTCCACGAACAGATGAGTCTCGTGCATGGTTTATGAACAAAGCAAAGAATATGCGTAACATAAACCGCACCAAACTGATAAAGGAAGACCCTCTCGTCCAGAGAACTGCATTGAAGAATCTGTCGAGAACTGGATTAGTCGGAACAATGCAGATGTTCTTCTATGACCCTAAACACAAAGATAAACTTCCATACTATGATTTGTTTCCTTTGATTATTGTGGTTGGGCCTGCGGAAGGTGGATTCTATGGATTGAACCTACATTATCTTCCACCAATTTTACGTGCGAAGATGTTGGATGCATTGATGGAAACCGCAAACATGAAGGCGACTGACGATGCAAAGTTTCAGATAACATATAAGAAGTTACAGGCAGTTTCCAAGTTGAAATACTACGAACCCTGTTTCAAACATTATCTGACTAAACACGTCAAGAGTAAGTTCGCAGAAGTACCCATGCCTGAATGGGAGATCGCAACCTTCTTACCAACCGCACAGTTCCGTAAGGCGAACTCTAAGAAAGTTTATGCAGATTCACGAAAGAAAATAGGTAAAAACGCATGACGTTAAACATTGATGAATTCAAATCACAGGTTGGTAAAGGTGGCGGTGTCGCCATGGGAAATCTGTATAAGATTTTCCTCCCACCCATCAATGGTGATGCACGAGAGATGAATCTACTCTGTAAGGCAACATCTTTGCCAGGCAGACAAATTCTATCAACCGAAAAACAAATGGGTCTTACAGTATCTAAGATTGCATATGGTTATGCAAACGAAGATGTAACTTTGACCTTCCATTGTCTTAATGACATGAAAGTAAAGGAATACTTCGAGACATGGCAGAGTCTTGCGGTCAATCAAGAGACCCAAGAGGTTGGATACTTTAACGAGTATACACATCCGATCATTATACAACACATTAAGAAGGGAGTTGCATTCCCTATTAAAAAGAAAAAATTATTTGATACTGGTAAGATACCTTCTTCGATTAGAAGTAGATTACCACGACTAGGGCCAATAGACCTCGCACAAGGTGAACTAGATTTTAACGGAGTATTTGGTGATGATATCACATATACTTGTGTCCTAGATAAAGCATACCCAACAACATTGAACGCAATTGAGTTGAGTGATGATGGACAGTTACTTGAAGTGACAGTACAAATGTCATACAAGAACTGGAAGTCCAAAAAAGGTGACTCTGTACCGACCGATTTTGTTAAAGGTCTGGCGGGTGAACTAATTCGTAAATTTTTATAACATTATTTGGAGAATATAATGGCATTACCTAAGTTAAATGGGAATCCGAAGTATGAAATGACGATTCCATCCATGCAGAAGACAGTGAGGTTTAGACCGTATCTGGTAAAAGAAGAGAAGGTTCTTCTCATGGCATTTGAGAGTCAAGATACGACTCAAGCAATGAAAGCGATAATTGACACCATTGAAGTTTGTGTTGATGACAAGATTAACACCAAGGAATTAACCACATTCGATGTGGAATATATGTTTACCAAACTCCGTAGTAAGTCAGTAGGTGAACGTAGTAGATTGAACATGAAGTGTACCAATTGTGGTACACCTAATGAGTTTGAAGTCAATCTAGAAGAACTAGAAGTAACAATGGATAAACCTTCCGAAAAGATTGAGTTACAGGAAGATGTCCATGTGGAGATGGGTTATCCATCCGCAGACGTTTTGATGAACATGAAAGAAGGTTTATCACAAACAGAACAAATAATCGAACTGATTGTCTATAGTGTCAAGAACATTATGACCGAAGATGAAAACATCAACGCAAACGATGTACCTAAAAAGGAATTGCGTGATTTTATAGATTCTATGACAGGCGACCAGTTTAAGAAAGTTAGTGAGTTTGTTGCAACGATTCCAACTCTGACAAAAGAGATTGAGTTTGATTGTAAAGAGTGTGGAACGCACAACGAACATACACTATCGGGTTTTACTGATTTTTTTTAGTAAACCTTTCCCATGATAGTCTGATAAATTTTTATCAGACTAACTTTTCGTTAATGCAACATCATCATTATAGTTTAACAGAACTTGAAATGATGATGCCGTGGGAAAGGGAGGTATACGTTACTCTTCTCAACGAATATATTAAAGAAGAGAACGATAGGATAAAACAACAACAGGGTAGATAGATGTCCGAAGAAATGCACCCCTCTGCTGGTAGTGGTAGAGACCAAGAATCTCAGAAGAATCTTCTGAGAAAGTTGATCAACACCATGAAAGAAGGTCACAAAGACGATAAGCAACACAGAAAGGCTGACTTTGCCCAATCTGTTATGACTAATCATCTTTTAGAATCTATACTCGATCAGAAACGAGGGGATTCTAAGGACGCTAAGAAATCCAAACAGTCTAAGAAAGGCGACGATCTCGAATCTAAACGAGAACAGAACGCATTATTTTCGAAACTTGCAAAACTCCCTTCAGCCTTGAAAGCCGGGGTAAATAAAGTAAAGGATGCTCCTGGCAATCTCATGGGTGCGCTTGGTAAGAAGGTCAAGGGATTCGGTGGTATGCTCGGAGGACTCGCAAAGGGTGCTGGTGTTGGTATACTTGCGATTGTTGCTGTTGCAGGACTTATGTCTGCTGGCGTTATTGATGCACAAAAAGTTAAGGACAGTGTTCTGACCCTACTGAGTATCGGGAACGAGATGGATGTTGCAAAATTAGCAACCCTCGCTCTATTCGCTCCTGCAATGAAACAAATCGCATTAGGTCTTGGGGTGTTTGCTCTTGGTTCTGCGGCGGTGGGGGCATCACAATCTCTATTAGATTTTAGTGCAGAAAAGGTAAAGAACCAAGTTCTTACATTACTGTCTATTGGTGAAGAACTTAGTGGGAAACAAGCATTAACACTTGCATTATTCAAACCCGCAATGCTTTTACTAAGTGCGGGTCTTGCAGTATTTGCTGCTAGTACTGCCTTTACTGGTCTTACGCAATTAATAGATGTTGATCTACAAAAAGTAAAAGACCAAGTCGGTACATTACTATCAATCGGTGAACACGTGGGTAGTCTCAAGGATGCAGTGTGGTTGGTCGCATTTGCACCTGCTATGACTTTACTTTCTGCTGGTATTATCGCATTTGGTGCGGGTACTGCGATTGCGGGCATCGCACAATTAGTATCCTTTAGTGCAGAACAAGTAAAAACACAAGTACTTACACTATTAAGTATTGGCAATGATGTAAGTGAAAAAGGTCTCTCCTTCCTTAAAGAGGGTGGTGAGTTCTTCCTTGCAATGACTGGTCTAGGTGCTGGACTTGCGGTGTTCGGAGTGGGTGGTCTTCTCGCCAAGTTTGCATCGCCAGACATGGCAGACAAAGTTAAGAACAATGTATTAACTCTATTGTCACTCACCGACCAAACCGATGGGGACATCGAAGTTAAATCTACCAAATTCAAGAACGCAATGGGTAATATCTCTGATGGTCTAAAAACATTCACTGCTGGTAACCTTGCCTCCGCACTTGGTAATGTGGGTGTTGCAGTATTGAACTTCCTCTCTGGTGGAGATAGTAAAGGCCCAATCCAAGAGATGTTGTCTATTGCAGACAAAGAAGTAGAACTCAATAAGGCGGCATCTGGTATTGAAAGAATGGCATCGGCACTTGAGAAAGTGTCGGATATCAACATTGGTGCTGGTAGTATCGACATCGAAGGTATGTTAGATAGTTTCGGTCACCTACCTAGATTACTTGGCGCTCTTGCACATGGTAATCCAGCTGGCGAAGACCATGTTGAATTTGAGACTTTTGGTAGAAACAAAAAGATTGATTTTGGTAAAGGTATATTAGACCCTAATCTAAAAGTACCAGAAATCAGTAAAGTGATGACACAGGTAAACTCTTCATTGGGTCTTGGTGCGCCAAGGAACGCACAGATGTCTACTGTACAAGGACAGAACACAGAACTAACTGGTACTGGTACTGGTGGTACAACTGTTATGGATGCATCAACCAACGTACAGAACAATACTAGTGCTAATAGTACTGCGATATATGGTGATGCAACACCCGCTACTAATTCAAACGATGGTCTCGCAAGAGTTGCAAGTTAGGTTAACCCACTCTAGAGGTTCGCATAGGTTCATGCGTTAAAAGAATCGTACAATCCTAATGGAGAACTACGATGAAAGAACTAGTCTACATTTACCGTGGCGTTAAATACGTTAAAGTGGTAAAATAAAAAAAGGGGACTCTTTCGAGTCCCCTATAACCATAACGGTTTATCCTAAGGCAAGGATGCTTTAATCTCGGAAACCTTCACCCTTTACAAAGTGATGGAATCTGTGTGAGATTACTGCGAACAGCAACCTCACAAGACTTGTCTCCGAATAAGAACCATTCTCAGTATACAAGTGATACATGATTAGTCTTCTGCCGCAAGTTTAGCAAAGTATGACAATGTGTCATCTTCACTACCCGACTCTGCAATAACAGGTTCAGGAGCAGACTGAGAAACTACAGTAGGTTCCGCAGATCGAATTGGAGCAGACTC